GACGATAACAAATTCACACTCACGGAGAGTTGATTATTGGCTACACCTGCACAGATCGACGAACAAGTAGCTTTAGAACGAGAGCAAATCAGGCAAGGACTCCAGCGCCTCAGAGATAACACTCGTAAGTTGCAAGAGCAAAGCTATGCTAGTGCTACTGTTTATGGTGTAACCTCTATTGATGCACTACTGCCTGCGCTGGTTAAGTACATCGAAGAAAGCAGTGAGTACCGCCTAAAGCGTGGTTCTGGCCACCAGTTTGATGTCATCAAGAAGTATGTATCACAACTGGAACCACTGGCTGCTGCAACCATTGCTCTCAAGCTGACCTTCGATAAGGTGTTTTCCACCAAGCAAGGTAGTGACCAGCTGCAAGCTGTATGCGATAGCATCGGTCACGCTGTGGAATCAGAGTGTCAAATGCGGCACTATGAGAAGACTGCGCCTGGGTTGCTTGCTGTACTCAAAAAGAACTACTTCCATAAGTCCATTGGTACACAGCAAAAGCTAACTGTCATCCAAACTCTGATGAACAGGTGTGAGGTACCAGAATGGGAGACTTGGGGTAGAGCTAATCGCATCAAACTAGGTGCGTGGTTACTCGATTGCATCATGCAAACTAGTGGCTGGTTCGTTAAAGATCTACGTCGCTTAGGTAAAGTCACTGTAACATTTGTTGCACCTACACCTGAGTTCCTTGAGATCAGGGATAAGGTCATGAGAGATGCTGAACTATTTGCACCACTTGCATGGCCTATGCTTATAGAACCAAACGACTGGACTAACGAACGTGCTGGCGGTTACCTACTCAATGAGGTAATGCGAGGCTATGACTTGGTTCGTAGGGGAGACTCCACCCGTCTACAGGGGGAGATACCCCTAGCCTTCCTGAATAAAATTCAGAAGGTTGCTTATCAGATCAACCCCTTCACTTATGGGGTTGCTGAGAAGTTGGGAGAGATGGAACGCTCTGTCGGTAAGTTCCTCCCTGTTGTTCATCATCCTCTGCCTGCTAAACCTGCTGACATTGATACCAACTACGATAGCCGTAAGGATTATCGGAGAAGAGCAGCGGAGGTGTTGAACTTACAAGCACAAGAACCCAAGAAGTCATGTAGAACTCGCATGACTATGGAAGCAGCTAATAGGTTCAAGGATAGAGATAGATTCTTCTGTCCGTGGTCCTTTGACTACAGAGGTAGAGCTTATCCTATCCCTGCTTTTCTAACACCACAAGATACTGACTTCGGTAAATCATTACTGAGGTTTGCTGATGGGTCTTACATGACACCAGAAGCTGAGTCGTGGTTAGCGTTTCAAGTAGCTACTTGTTATGGGTTAGATAAAGCTACCATGTCTGAGCGATTAGCTTGGGTGGAGAATAACCTCACACTCATCAGCCGTATCGCTACTGATCCGATTGGGTCTTTACCAGAATGGGAAGCAGCAGAAGAACCATGGCAATTCTTAGCAAGTTGTGATGAGTATTATCATTGCGTGATCGCAGCTGATAGACAATTCACATCACTGCCTGTTGCTGTTGATGCAACCTGTAGTGGTCTCCAGATCTTGGCTGGACTTGCACGAGATAAGTCAACTGCTAAGCTGGTAAATGTGTTACCAGGTGATAAACCTCAGGATGCCTATAAGGTAGTGGCTGAGGTTGCAATGCCATCAGTACCTGAGCGCTTGCGTCCCTACTTAGATAGGAAGAAGACTAAGCGCTGTGTTATGACTATCCCTTACAATGCAAAGCCCTACTCTAACAGAGGATACATCAAAGAGGCTTTCTTGGAGGATGGGATAGAGCTAGACAAAGAAGAGCTTACTCAAGTTGTTAAAGCAATTCGTTCAGCTATGGATGTGGTCGTACCAGGTCCTATGGCTGTTATGAAATGGATTGAGACTGAGGTAGCAGCTGCTGTTAAGCGTGGTGCGCAACACCTAGAATGGGTTACTCCATCTGGGTTTGTTGTCTACCAAAAGCTTAACAAGAAGAAGTTCCAGTCTATGGAGCTGCAGCTATTGGGTCGTTGTAAGATGAAGGTGGCTGATGGAGAGACTGATGAGGTCGATCTGAATCACCACAAGAATGCAACTGCTCCTAACCTTATCCACTCACTTGATGCTTCACTGCTACACTTGAGTGCTCTACGTTTTGATGCCCCTATTGCTCTTATTCACGATTCTGTGCTTTGTCGTGCAACGGATATGTCTACCTTATCCACCATTGTACGAGAAACCTACATGCACTTGTTCGCAGAGCATGACTACCTACGAGACTTTGCCAAACACATTGGTGCAGAGTCTGACCCACCGATCATTGGTGATCTAGAACCAGAGACCGTGATCGAATCCACCTACTTCTTTTGTTAATGTCACAACCCATCCACGTTACTCAACAGCCTGTTGTCCTTGAAGGTTATCAAGCTGTACTGAAACCATCTAAGTTTGGCTACTCACTGTCTGCACTCCTGGACTCCCAGCTTATCGAAGCATTGGAGGAGGATCGCAAAGAAACACTCAAGTGGGCAGAGTCCAAACTGAAGAACCCCAAGCGTAGTGTCCTCAAGCCTGAACCATGGGAAGAGGTAACTGAAGGTTCCTACAAGACTAAGTTCTCCTGGAATGAAGAGAACCGCCCTCCTGTCGTAGATAGTGAGGGCACACCTATCACTAACCGTGATCTGCCTGTCTACAGTGGTAGCAAGGTGAAGCTTGCTTTCCGACAGAAGCCCTACATCCTTAAGGATGGTGTCACCTATGGCACTAGCCTGAAGCTTGTTGGTGTCCAGATCGTTGAACTTGGTGGTGCTGCTGGCATTGATCGCGGTGAACTTGGTGATACTGAGGTAGCTGCACTGTTTGGTCAGACCACTGGCTTCAAGGCTAGCTCTGCTCCTCCTACTACCACTGCTGATGTGGTTGAGGATGTAGTAGAGGATGATGACTTCTGATGGCATTCCGCTCAGGACTTGAAGAGAAGGTCGCTGATCTTCTCACTAACCTGGGTGTGAAATACGAATACGAATCAACCAAGGTACCTTACGTACTGCAATGCAACTACACGCCAGACTTCCTCCTTCCTAACGGTATCTACCTAGAAACCAAGGGACAATTAACGGAGGAGGATAGGCGTAAGATGAAAGCAGTTAAGGCAGCACACCCTGACCTTGACATTCGGTTCGTCTTTCAGTCACCCCATAATAAGATCTACAAAGGGTCTAAGACAACGTATGCTAAGTGGTGCGAGAAGCATGGCTTTCAATACTGTTCATTTCACTCGATACCTATTTCATGGCTGACGTAAACAAAATCAGGCAAGTTGTTGCTGCTCTGATTGATGCCTTTGATAGCACTAGCTCACCGAATGATATCATCGAAGCATTCGAGGATGAATTAGATGCTTACGAAGAACTGATCCAAAGTTACCACCAAAACTAATGCGCCCTACACAATACGGTACTGCTGAGTTCTACGAAGACATGTTTAGCGACTTGCTTGCTGATGTAGATTCGGATAGGCCGGGCACCACTGAGAACATTGTGCAAGGATTCTACCGAGCACTAGACTCCTGGTTTGAGTATCATGACAAGCAAGCACGAGAATATGCAGACATCCGAAAGCGAGTTCGTCAGGCACTTACCGTGTGACAGCTGTGGATCATCTGATGCAGCTAGCCTGTATTCAGATGGTCACATCTTTTGTTTCTCATGTAACGCCTACACCAAAGGTGATGGCGATGTTCACACTCATAAAATGTCCAGCAATGTTCAAATCCGAGGTTCAGCCGAGCGGCTGCAAAAACGGAACATCTCAGAGAAAGTATGCCAACAGTACAGGATCTATCGAGATGGAGACGTATTACGTTTCTATTATTTCGATGATGCTGGAGTCATTAAAGGTTGCAAAGTAAAGACTAAGAGTAAACTATTTACTTATGAAGGAGATGTCCCAGGCACACTCTTTGGACAACATTTGTTTCCCGCCACTGGAAAACGAGTTGTCATCACCGAGGGGGAACTCGATGCAGCTAGCTGTCAAGAGGCTATGCCGGGGTGGCCGATGGTTTCTCTACCTAGCGGTGCCGCAGCGGCAAGGAAGTCGATTCAACGGGCTCTCCAATGGCTCCAGGGTTATGAGGAGATTGTCCTGTTCTTCGACAATGACGAGGCAGGCCGTAAGGCAGCGGAGGAAGCAGCAAGCGTACTGCCACCTGGCAAGACGAAGATCGCACGATTGGAGGCATACAAGGATGCTTCAGATGCGTTACAGGCAGGAGAGTCTGAAACGATCCGAAGGGCTATCTGGGATGCTAAGCCGTATCGCCCAGATGGTATCGTCGATGGCAAAACACTTCTCGAGCTAGTCACTACACCTAACCCACCTTGTGATTATGAATACCCGTTCAATGGACTACAGCATAAGCTCCACGGGATCAGGTATGGAGAGCTTGTCACAATTACTGCAGGATCTGGTATTGGAAAATCCTCATTCTGTCGTGAACTCGCAACTCATCTGCTTCGCAATGGAGAACGGGTCGGCTATCTGGCACTTGAAGAGTCAAATAGACGAACTGCCCTTGGACTAATGTCCGCTGCCGTTGGTAAATCACTACACCTTGGAGAACATGACCGAGCTACTCTCACCGAAGCGTATCAAGCTACTCTTGCTAACTGGAATCTCTTTCTTTTCGATGGCTTTGGTTCTTTTGATCCTGATCTCATCTACAACCGAATTGAGTACCTGGCAGCAGGTCTTGATGCGAGGGTCATCTTTCTAGATCACCTAAGCATTCTTCTTAGTGGTCTTGATGGTGATGAGAGACGGATGATTGATACAACGATGACCAAGTTGCGTTCACTGGTTGAGCGTACTGGTGTTGCAATGTTCCTTGTCTCTCACCTCAGACGTACTACACAAGATAAGAATCATGAAGAGGGAGCACGTGTTACACTTGGACAGCTTAGAGGAAGTGCGGCAATTGCACAGTTATCTGACTCAGTTATTGCACTTGAACGGGATCAGCAAAGTCCAGGCAAACAGTCTGATACAACTGTTAGAGTCCTCAAGAATCGCTACTCAGGCGAAGTTGGCGTCGCTTGTAAACTGACCTACGATCTTACCACCTGTAAATTCAATGAAACAGAAGCCGATGACGAGTTCGACCCAACGACAGACTTTTGAATCACCTCATCAGCAAGCCATGCTGACCCCTCCCAAACCTCCCACACCTGAAGCAGTACAACGAGCACAGTTCGTTGATAAGACCTATCGCTGGACAGGTAAATGAGTAATTCCATCACCCCACCGCCGAAGCTGGTGCAGCAGTGGATGTTCGAGTTCTACGGCGCACACATTGTGCCGGGCAAGGAATGGGCGGGCCTGGCCAACCGCGCCGCCCAATGGGGTGCTGATCAGGAGCTGGAGGCGTGCCTAAGGCTGGTTGAGATTGACGCAGGTGAGGATGCTTATGACTTTGCTCGCTACATTCGCGCCGCCCGCCGCCCCAAGCCGCCGAGCTTGAAGGAGCAGGCGCTTGAGCAGTTGGATGGAATTGCAGCCGTATTCCGAATGTCTCACGGCGGCAACCTTGTATGTGACACCATCCGCCGCGCATTGGAGGCACTGCCCGATGACTGACCTATCACCCGCCGCGCAGGCGGTGCTGGATGCCGTTGAAGACGACTGCATACACCCCACAGACTTGCACCATATTGCCGCCGCCGCCCTTCGCGCTGCTGCGGATCAGGTGGTGCCGGAGTTCTGGCACGAGGACAACGACATTTACGGTGAAACAATGCAAGATGTTCGAGGTCAACTCCTCGCCATCGCCGCCGAGCTGGAGGGAGAATGAACCTAATCTTCGACATCGAAACTAACGGACTATACGATGATGCTACCTGCATCCACTGTCTGGGTGTCTACGATCTCGACACTAAACAGACATTTGTCTACAACGATCAGGGGGATAAAGAGCCTATTACAAGGGGCGTTCAACTTCTGGAAGAAGCGGACCACCTCATTGGTCACAATATTGCTGGCTTCGATATTCCTGTCATACGTAAGCTCTTTCCCTGGTTCTCTCCTACTGACGATGTTGTGGACACTTTGGTACTTAGTCGTATTTATCACGCTGACATACTGAAGATTGACCAGACTCGTAAGTGGAACCATATGCCCCTGCAGCTCTATGGTCGCCACAGTCTGGAGGCTTACGGCTATCGCCTTGGTGAATACAAGGGATGCTTTGGTAAGACTGCTGACTGGAAAGAGTGGTCACAAGAGATGCAGGACTACATGGAGCAGGATGTCAGCGTAACTAAGAAACTATGGGATCATTTCCGCAAATACCTGACTTCGTAAAGCTTGAGCATGATGTCGCCAGAATCCTCACCGATCAGGAATTACATGGATGGTACTTTGATGAGTCTGCTGCACGGGAACTTGCATCGGCTCTCTACCGAGAGTTGGACGAGCTTAAAAGAGTACTATGCAACAGGTATCCTTACGTTAAAGACCGAGAGTTTACTCCTAAACGACCTAATCGAACCACTGGATACGTGGCGGGAGCGCCGCTCACAAAGCTCAAAGAGTTCAGCCCAACCAGTAGAGACCACATCGCCTGGGTAATGACCAACCTCCACGGTTGGAAACCAGACAAACAGACAAAGGCTGGTAAGACTGCCATCGATGAAACAGTCCTCAAGGACATCGGCACAGAGGAAGCTCTGCAATTCTTTCGATGCCTTGAACTGACTAAACAGCTCGGCATGTTGTCTGAGGGCAACAACGCATGGCTCAAGCTAGTCAAAGACAACCGAATACACCACCACTGTTCAGTGGCTACGAACACACACAGGTGTGCACATCGTAACCCCAACCTTGCACAGGTACCTAGTGATCTTGAATTTAGAAAACTATTCACTGCTAGCCCTGGCTATGTCATGGTTGGTGCTGATCTCGCAGGGATTGAGCTTAGAATGCTCGCACACTACCTTGCTAGATATGATGGAGGCCGCTACGGAGACGTACTTCTCAACGGTGATATACACCAAGAGAACGCCGATAAGATAGGCATCTCAAGGCGTCTAGTAAAGACTGTTACCTATGCGTTTCTGTATGGGGCAGGTGATCAAAAGATAGGACTTAGTTATGACCAAAGCCTTTCCCCGGACAAGGCAAAAGCAAAAGGGGCTGAGATACGAAGTGCTTATGTTGCTGCCATTGACGGCCTGGATAGTCTTCTTACCGCTGTTCGTAACGCGGGTGAGCGAGGCTTTATCAAATCAATAGATGGCCGGAAGATCGCAGTAGATAGCCCACACAAGGCTCTCAACTATTTGCTCCAGTCAGGTGCAGGTGTTGTAGCTAAGCGGTGGATGGTTATCGCCAATCAGAACTTCCCTACCATTGACAACGACTATCTCAATCACACTCATCAACTAGCATTTATCCACGACGAATTGCAGTGGGAATGCTTACCGACCTATGCAGACGACCTCAAGGATCACCTTGAATTGTGTGCTGCATTGGCTGGTGAATACTACAACCTCCGAATCCCTATTGCCGCCGAAGGGAAGATCGGATCCACCTGGGCGGATGTACACTAATTATGGCTGTTAAATCAAAGACTGCACTTGGCCGCGTTGAGTTCAAGTCTCGGGCTAAGTTTAAGCGTACTCGTCAAGGTAACGGTACTCGATCACTTCCTTCTCATGGGCGTAAGCTTCGGAGGGGTCAAGGTAAGTGAGCCTACTGATAGACGCTGACTTTATCGTTTACAAGTGTTGTGCAGGAGCTGAGACAGAAATCGACTTTGGAGAGGACCTCATCGTTGTCACCTCCAACTTCAAAGAAGCATATGAGTATGTCGAGCGAGAGTTATACAACATCGCTACTAACCTTGGATGCTTCGATGACTCTATTCTGTTCTTTTCTGATTATGTTAACTTTCGTAAATCTATTGATCCAGCGTATAAAGGACATAGAAATCGAAAGAAACCGTGCGGCTACAAAAGGGTTATCAACAAACTCAAGGAAGACTACCAAGTTGTTGTGATGCCTACACTAGAGGCTGACGATGCTCTTGGTATCTACGCCACTAAAGAGCCAGGACACATCATTTGCAGCCCCGACAAGGATATGCGACAGATACCTGGGCAACTCTATGACCTAACCGATGGAGTGGTTACTGTAGAGCCTGAGGAGGGCCGCAGATGGCACCTTATCCAAACACTTGCTGGTGACCAAACAGATGGCTACGCTGGTGTACCTGGTATTGGTATCAAGCGTGCTGTTGCTCTATTCGAGAAGGAAGGCTACACCTGGAATACTGTAGTCAAGGCATTCGCTGAGAAGGATCTTGGAGAAGATGTGGCTCTTATGAATGCTCGCCTAGCTAAGATTCTACAATGTGATGACTATGATTTCACCAATCAAGAACCAAGACTTTGGTCTCCCAGCTCCAGTGTTGGAGTTGACGATGGAGCAGCAGTTCAAACTCAAGCAAATTGAGAATGCACTGCGTCACCCAGAAACAAAGCTAGAAGATGTAATCACTATCTTCATGGCTCTTCAACGCCAAAACTTCACTCTCTGTAATACAGTATCCAACCTAGTCAAGAAATGGCCGACTCCAATTCCACAGGCCCCAACTACTACAAGCGAGGGTCAATTCAAGTTTGGGATTTCATCCGAGATCAAGGACTGAACTTCCATCTTGGCAATGCAATCAAATACATCTGCCGTGCTGGCTACAAAGACAGCAAAGTAGAAGATCTTAAAAAAGCAATCCACTATCTTCAAAATGAGCTTGAAAGCGAAGTCGTTTCTCAGTATCCAAGCAAAGGAATTCCGGAGAAGTTTCCGGGTCAAGAACAGTACGAGTCCAGCTTCACGGACTATGCAGCGGACTTTGATCGTTGAGGAATTCAAAGAGTTCCTTGAAGCCGAGAATCAACTCCTTACAGGATTCGTAGTTAATGCTACCGATACCCTCAAAGAGTTAGCTGATCTCGTCTATGTCTGCTATCAATACGCAGAAAACCTTGGTTGGGATCTTGATGAAGCTCTCAACCGTGTCCACCGAAGCAATATGAGTAAGCTTGGGGAGGACGGAGAACCTGTTTACCGAGAGGATGGTAAAGTCCTCAAGGGACCTAATTACGAACCACCAAACCTTAGTGACCTTGTTTAGTATGCCTGCCACCGACCTTATTGCCCGTACTGGGCGTGTTCAATCTTGGATCGATGATCCTACCTCACGACTTCCTGTGTCGTGTACAGTATTTGTTGTAGAGGACACTATGGAGGGTCCTAATGGAATCGAAGCCTCTTGGCGATTTGTTTCACACGCTCTACGCTATGGAGCGGGAGTTGCAGTCCATCTATCTAAACTCCGGCCACGAGGAGAAGAGAATGATAAAGGCTTGGTTGCATCAGGCCCCGTATCTTTTGCCAAGATCTACTCAACACTAAATGAGATCCTTCGTCGTGGAGGTATCTACAAGAATGGTGCTGTTGTCCTCCACCTGGACCTTAGTCACCCTGACGTGCTTGAGTTTATTACTGCTTCTCGGTCTGAGCTTCCTTGGGTTAAGCGTTGCGTTAATATTAACCGACGCTGGTGGGAACTTGCTACCACTGAAGTCAAAGAAGCACTACTTGATGGAATCCGAAAGGGAGACATCTGGCTAAACAAAACAAAGGTAGACAAGAATGGAAATCGAATCAGGGGTAACGTATGCTTGGAGGTTTACCTGCCCTCACGCGGAACCTGTCTATTGCAACATGTTAACCTCGGCGGATGCGAACTCAATGACATTCAAGGTGCATTTGTCAACGGAATGTCCGAGCTGTGCTCACTTCACGGCAAAACAAATGTTGGAGAAAGCGGAGAGTACCTCCCTTCAGAGACTGATCGCCAAGTCGGTCTCGGACTCCTTGGGTTGGCAAACATGCTTAAGCTGCATGGAGTAACTTACAAGCAATTTGGTGAGGCTCTCAAGGATATCAATGATGGACAGATGGCACAGACCCCTGCCCATATCCTTGCAGCTGAGATCAATGCTGGTGTAACTGCAGCAGCACATACCGCCCGTATCAACAAGATGGATCGAGCGTTTGCCATTGCACCTACAGCGTCCTGTAGCTACCGCTATAAGGACTTGGATGGGTACACTACCTGTCCTGAGATTGCTCCTCCTATTGCCCGCCAAGTTGACCGTGATAGCGGTACCTTCGGCGTCCAGAGCTTCGACTATGGTGATGTAGAGATCGCCTCTGAAGTTGGCTGGGAGAACTACAAGCGAGTCGCGGATGAAGTTGTCCGTATGCTCGATAAGACGGGTCTATTGCACGGTTATTCTTTTAACTCTTGGTCAGACGCAATTACCTATAATGAGCAGTTTATAGAGGATTGGCTAAACTCTCCTCAAACTTCTTTGTACTATTCTTTGCAAATCATGGGCGACGTCCAAGACAAGTCCAGTGCATATGCTGCTTTAGACGAATCTGAAGTTGATGATTACCTAGATTCGATACTCAATGATCCAGCCCCTGACTGCAACTGTGGTGAGTAAGGTCTGCATAAATTGCTCTTTACTAAAACCACTTCAAGATTTCGAAAAAGATAAACGAAGAAAAGATGGCAGAGGTAGCCGATGTAAATCTTGCTATGCTGCTAACAAAAGAGCACAAAGAAGCTCTCAACCTGAGTATTACAAAAGACAGCAACTAAAACATAAATACGGCTTAGACCATGACACCTACGATGCCATGTTGGCATCAACAAGTCACTGTCCTCTATGCGAGAAAGTTAAACCTCTTGTAGTAGACCACAGTCACGACACAGGTATTGTGCGGGGACTTATTTGCAGAGAATGTAATTTAGGTCTAGGCAACTTCTTTGACAACGTTAACACGCTATCAAACGCAATCAAATACCTGACAAATGAACCCTTATCAAAAACTACAACAACGTAAGCGTACCTGGACTCCTGTTCAAACCACTGCTGGAACCGTTCGTGATGGCTCACAAGAAACTATCTACCGTGCGCTTGCAATGCGGCACATGGAACTCCCCGTTGGTAGCTTCATTCAAGATGCCCTTAGCGAAATTCCAGCTCTATCGGCAGACCTGCTCCGATCTAATGTCAAAGACGAAGAAAACCACGACCTGGCTCTCGGTTACATCGCCAATGCTTTGGGTGTTGACGAAACTGCTGAAGCCGAAGCAAAGCGACTTAGGGATGCTTGGCAAGCGCATCCTGATCACACAGTCCTTAAAGCATTGGTTGCCGAGCGTGCAATTTTCTTCGTACTACTCCCCTTCTTCCGCTTTAATGGTGACGCTGGTCTCCGCACAGTCTCCGCTGACATCAGCCGAGATGAGCAAGTCCATGTAGCAGCTAATAGTCTTGTGTGTAAGGAGCTTGGGTTGGAGATCAGCCCCTCCTTGGACAAGCTGCGTAAGGCGACAATCAATTGGGTTATGACACCTTTGAAAGCGTCTACCAATAAATATTTGGACAAAAAATTTTGGCTGGATGCAAGTGATCGCTTGATGTATGAAGGCAAAGCTCCAGAGCTTTCCGATACAAAGCGAGCACGTATGCCTGCCTTCTTTGAACATGCAAACCCCAATCTCCCTCAGTATGCTTGAGACCCATGGTCTCCAGCTCACTTCTCTTGTAGCACAACTAGAGGAGAACTTCCCACCACTTAATCCCCACCCGGATGACTCACACTCATTAATAATGTACCGCTCTGGCCAACGTTCTGTGGTCGAGTGGATCCAACACCAACTCAACGAAGAGAACAATGGCTCCTAGAAACAATCAACGTAGTACGCCAGCACAACGGCCAGCACAACGGACTGTACAAACAAATGCTGGCCCTAATCCAATGGGACCACCTGCTCAATCTAAACCAACATCACTTGGTCAAGTCCTTAGGATTGGAGGAGGCGGTGGAGGTATCGGAAAAAGGGAACTCGTAAAGATCCTTGACGCAGGCCGAGATAATGTATCAGGTGGTCAAGTAGTTCGACGCCTTGATAAGATTAACGAAAGGTTGGCAGCTAAGGATATGACTGGCATTAACCTGAAGTCCGGTGCTGTTAATTTCCTCACTCGCCAAGCAGAAAAGCAAGGTCCTGGAATGGATAACTTCCTGGGTCTTGGTAAATCAACTTTTGGTACTGGTAAGATCGGTCAGGCACTCCAAGGCATGGTTGGCACACGCGAAACTGGCGGCTATCAAGGTAAAGATGGTTACATTGGTGGAGCTTCACCTGCTGTAGCTCGCACCATCCTCCCACGTGGTATGGATCTTATGCCTAGCGGTCGACAAACAGTTAGGGGTATTGGTAAACAGTTTACTGGTATGCCTATTTCCGCTAAAGGTCCATATGATGGAATGATGGATACCACTGGAAACGATCAAGGTCCTCCTCCTCCACCTCCCCCTAGTAATGGTGCTACACAACCTGATAACATGATTCCTGAGCCTCCACCCGAAGAGGAGAAGGTGCCCCAAATGGGGATGAGTATTGACGAAGCTATTGCTAACTGGGCAGCTGGATTTAAGACTGCACGTAGCAGCCGTAAGCGTTCAGGTCCTCGTGCGCAAGGTCTTGCATCACAACGAGTAACAACCCCAACTGGTGGCTTTAGAGGCGGTGTGTAATGACAGCTAAATCACGATACGATTATCTAAGTAAATATCGTTCCCAGTTTCTAGACACAGCTGTACAGTGCTCTCAGTTGACCCTACCTACTCTTATCCAACAGGATGATGACGTAGGACGGTCAACTAATCTTAGGTTGATTACACCATGGCAAAGTGTTGGTGCAAAGGGTGTGGTGACACTAGCATCTAAATTGATGTTAGCTCTCCTACCTCCTCAAACCAGCTTCTTTAAGCTACAGATTGATGATTCAAAGATCGGTGTAGATCTCCCAGCAGAGGCACGATCAGACCTTGATATCTCATTCGCTAAGATGGAAAGGTCTGTCATGGAAATCATAGCAGCATCTAGTGATCGTGTTACCGTACACCAGGCTCTTAAGCATCTGGTTGTAGGTGGTAATGCGTTGATCTATATGGGTCCTAAGGGGCTTAAGTTATATCCATTGAACAGGTATGTTGTAGATCGAGATGGCAACGGTGACATCCTAGAGATCGTTACACGAGAACGTATTAGTCGTAAACTTCTAGCACCTATCATTAACACAAGTCTTCCTGTTAACTCACCTGGTGAGGATGGAGCTGATAATGAGGAGGACGTAGATGTTTACACACATGTAAGGCGAGATAACAATCGCATGATATGGCACCAGGAAGTCTTTGATAAGATCATTCCTGGTTCACAAGGTAAGGCACCACTTGATGCTAACCCTTGGTTGGTGCTACGGTTTAACGTAGTAGATGGTGAGCCGTTTGGACGTGGCAGGGTAGAGGAATTCCTTGGTGACCTACGCTCCCTAGAGGCTCTCATGCAAGCACTCGTAGAGGGCTCTGCAGTCGCCGCTAAGGTGGTCTTTACCGTATCCCCCTCTAGTACTACCAAACCTCAGACACTCTCTGCTGCGGGCAACGGAGCCATCATTCAGGGACGACCTGATGACATCTCTGTTGTACAAGTTGGTAAGACGGCTGACTTCAAGACTGCTATGGAGATGGCTAGCGTACTGGAACGTCGGTTGAGTGAGGCATTCCTAATCCTTAACGTAAGGAACAGTGAGCGTACTACTGCGGAGGAAGTACGTATGACTCAGATGGAACTAGAGCAACAGCTTGGTGGCCTATTCTCGCTGCTGACTGTTGAGTTCTTGGTACCTTACCTGAATCGTAAGCTCTCTGTACTGCAGAAGAACCAAGAGATTCCTCGTATTCCTAAGGACCTCGTACGTCCTACCATTGTTGCTGGTATCAATGCACTTGGTCGAGGACAGGATCGAGAGTCACTAACTCAGTTCTTTACTGTCATTGCTCAAACACTTGGACCTGAAGCACTGAGTACATTCCTTAATGTAGACGAGGCTGTTAAGCGTCTTGCTGCTGCTCAAGGTATTGATGTACTGAACCTTGTCAAGTCCATGAGCCAGGTACAGCAAGAGCAGCAGGTAGCTCAACAGCAAGCTATGCAGATGGAGGCTTTGAAGCAAGCACCTAACATGGCTAAGGCTCCACTGATGGATCCTACAAAGAATCCAGAACTATTGAACGGATCAAATGAACAAACAAACACCAACGAGATCCCAGAGATCCAACAAGAAAGCAACATCCCCGGAGGAAGTCCCTTCGGTTGACACAGTTGATGATCAAACCAATCAAGAACCTGCGCCTTATATGAAGCGCACTAAGGTTGGTGAACCCACCATCGGTCGTTCCCCCGATTTCGTTAAGACTGTAGGTCTTGGAAATCTAACCGTTATCACAGCAAATGGCAAACGAAATTACACTTAATCCGTATGAACAAGCAGAGGGTGAGTTCTCTGCTGAAGAGCTTGATTCTCTGGCAGTTGGTGAGAAGCTAGCTGAGCAAGAACAACAACTCCTGGCTGGTAAGTACAAGTCAGCTGAGGAGTTGGAACGTGGTTACCTTGAACTACAGAAACGTCTTAGTAGTAAGGAAGCGCCTGAAGTAGAGGCACAAGAGGAAGCACCTCAAGAAGAGGAGCAACCTGAGGAGAACGATGAGGTAGATCTCTATGATACTATTATGGAGTCCTACCGTACTGGTGAATGGGATCCTGAACTTGTTAGCAAAGTTGAGGGTATGAACCCTGTTGATGTAGCTAACATGTTCCTTGAGAAAGGTGGTGCTACTCAAACACCACAAGCTACCTCAGATGATATCGCACAGATCCAAGAGTCAGTTGGTGGTGACACTGAATACCAAAACATGATTCAATGGGCTAGTCAAAATCTATCTGAACAAGAGGTGGCTATGTATGATGCTGTTATGGATCGTGGTGACCCTCTTGCTATGTTCTTTGCTGCTCAAGCATTGAACGCACGTTACCAAGATGCTGTTGGTTATGATGGGGAGTTGCTTGCTGGCACCGCTCCTAAGAACACCACTGATGTCTTCCGCTCTCAAGCAGAGCTGGTAGCTGCAATGAGTGATCCTCGCTACGATAAAGATCCAGCTTATCGTGCCGATGTAGCAGACAAACTGGAACGATCCAACATTCAATTCTAATCCACCCATGAACGACACTAACATCTTCGCTAAAGAACCCACCATGTACACCGACGAATCCTACACTGTGCCCCATAACGAACGTGCTGAACTCCTCAATGGTCGCCTTGCTATGCTTGGTTTCGTGGCTGCTATTGGTGCTTATATCGTAACTGGTCAAATCATCCCTGGAGTATTCTAATGTCTTGCGGCAAGAAGGGCCATAAAGGAAATGGCACAAAGAAAAAGTAATGTCAGTCTGAAGATTGGCGTACACAAATCACGTACTGGCGGCCTAACGGCTGCTGGCCGTGCTAAATACAACAAGGCTACTGGCTCTAACCTGAAGGCTCCACAGCCTGAAGGTGGACCACGTAAGCGTTCCTTCTGTGCCCGTATGGGTGGTGTGAAGGGACCTATGAAAGACGAGAAGGGACGCCCTACTCGCAAAGCACTGGCCCTACGTAAGTGGAAATGTTAAATGGCTAAGCCTGGTTTGTACGCTAACATTCATGCTAAGCGTATGCGTATTAAAGCTGGTTCTGATGAGAAGATGAGGAAGCCTGGTTCACCTGGTGCTCCTACTGCTGCTCAATTTAAGAAGGCAGCTAAAACAGCTAAGAAGAAGTAAGCCCGATCGGTAACATTCCACGTATTTTGCGCGTATTTACGTGGAATCTTCCCTAACGGGAATGTGTAGATGGAGATAAGAAAGCCCTTCGCTTACTTATTATGATCCCTCTTCTAACTACTCTGTCAGTGATCACCAGTTGGTATGGTCCAGGTTTCAATGGACACTACACAGCTAGTGGTGCTAGATATAATCAAAACGGCCTTACTGCAGCGCACAAGACACTCCCCTTTGGCACACGACTTCGTGTATGTCTTAAGAGGTGTGCCGTGGTGACGGTCAATGATCGTGGACCCTACGTATATGGTAGAGGTTTAGATCTCAGTAAAGGTGCGGCTGATACTATTGGTCTCACTGCCTCTGGAGTTGGGCGAGTTAAAGTAACACGTCTTAATTAACTTCAATGGACACTACAATCGCGGATTCCGCATGGATGGCTGGGCTCTTTGAGGGCGAAGGGTCCATCTCCATTAGTCAGAAAAAAGGTTACTGCTACCTTCAATTGGTTAGTACAGATCACGACGTTCTTCTTAAGTTCGCTAGACTGGCTAACTGCGTAAACAACAAAATTACTTACTGCCCGCGTCGATCTCATCAAAATAAAGACGCTTGGAAATGGCAGGTTGGTAACAGAAAAGATGTTACTCGTTTGCTAAATTTAATGCTTCCATATTTAGGCGATCGTCGTGCCCATAAGGCGTTAGATGTTTTCGATTTCTACGATGACCGCAACTCTAGCTCTCCCTCAGAAGAGTTCAAACCTCTGGGATAAATATCTTGGCTGGGTAACCAGTACTGAAAACCGTATTTATATTGGTCACTTTGGTGTGATCATGATCCCTTGCTTGTTGGCTGCAGCTATCTGCTTTATTATTGCATTTGTCGCAGCCCCTCCCACGGATATTGATGGTATCCGTGAACCAGTATCAGGCAGCCTTCTTTATGGAAACAACATCATATCGGGAGCCGTCGTTCCGAGCAGCAATGCCATCGGATTACACTTCTACCCAATTTGGGAAGCTAATTCACTTGATGAATGGCTCTACAACGGGGGTCCGTTCCAACTTACGGTCTTCCACTTCCTCATTGGCATCTATGCTTACATGGGACGCGAGTGGGAACTTAGCTATCGACTAGGGATGAGGCCCTGGATCTTTGTCGCGTACTCCGCTCCGGTGGCGGCTGCTACCGCTGTGTTTCTTATCTATCCCTTTGGCCAAGGAAGCTTCTCTGATGCTATGCCTTTGGGTATCTCGGGAACCTTCAACTACATGCTTGTCTTCCAGGCTGAACATAACATCCTTATGCACCCCTTCCATATGCTTGGAGTGGCAGGTGTATTCGGTGGGTCTTTGTTTAGCGCGATGCACGGCAGTCTGGTTACGTCTAGTCTTGTTCGTGAAACGACTGAAGAAGTATCTCAGAACTATGGATACAAGTTTGGTCAGGAAGAAGAGACGTATAACATCGTTGCCGCTCATGGTTATTTTGGACGTTTGATCTTCCAATATGCTTCGTTCAACAACTCTCGTTCGCTACACTTCTTCCTTGCTGCTTGGCCTGTTGTCGGTATCTGGTTTACTGCCCTGGGCGTATCAACAATGGCGTTCAACCTCAACGGATTCAACTTCAACCAATCAATTGTTACTCCTCAAGGACAAGTGATTAACACTTGGGCTGACATTCTCAATCGTGCTGGCCTCGGTTTCGAGGTGATGCACGAGCGTAATGCTCACAACTTCCCACTTGACCTTGCTACACATACCGCACCTACTATTGGTTAATCATGGCACAAGCTACTGGTTTCGATCCTAAGGTCTCCAGTGTTAGTTCAGTTCTTTACTGCACACCTACTGATGATGACCGTGCCTTTATTATTGCTTACCCAGCTGGACAAACTCTAACTGAGTTGTCCCCTAAGGGTTCTATTTGCCAGCCTGGCACACTGGCTGTTTCACCTACTACCTGGTAAATTATTTCATGCCTGATCAGAACATTAAGACTGGACGGTTCTCCGCCCGTCAAGTTGAATCCGGCCTTAGTGTTCCTGAACATGACTATATCGGGATTACCAACGATGCTAACGGTAATCCCACCACTGTCGTGTATAGGAACGGAGGTTCTAGCGGACAAATCGTAGCCACCATTAACATGAACTATGACGGCAGTGGCTATCTCACTAGCGTTACTCGTATCTCCTAATGTTTAGATTAAATCCTATCACCGGGGTTCTATCATTTGTCCCTGAATATGCTCCACCTGGTCCCCCTGGAGATACAGGTGAACCTGGTTATGATGGAGAACAGGGACCACCTGGTGAACAAGGAGAACAAGGACCTAAAGGTCCAAAGGGTGATAAAGGTGACAGAGGAGCACCTGGCAAGGATGGACAAGATGGATTAGGATTACTTAGCGGTATCACCCCTCCCTCTCCTTCTTTAGGAAGTGTTGGTCAATTCTATATTGATCACGTTCATTGGACTATCTACGGTCCTAAAGGTCCCGATGGATGGCCAATGGGCGTGTCGATGATTGGTCCACAAGGAGAACCTGGATGTGATGGTTACGATGGAGCTGATGGTGAGCCTGGTCCTCAAGGTGAGCCTGGTCCTCGTGGCTTAACTGGTCCTCCAGGTCCTCCAGGTCCAATGGGTAAACCAGGTCCACAAGGTCCACCCGGTAAAGTAACAACGGTTAATGAGTTCGGTATCCCACGTACAGGTTGGGGTACATCTGGTATCACAGTACAAAACAATTAAATACTATGGCTTATAAGTTTAATCCATTTACAAGTAATTTTGATGCAGTAGGTGCAGCCGGTGGTGGCGGTTCTGGTACAGTTACTCAAGTGCAGACCGGTACTGGTCTAACTGGTGGTCCCATTACAACAAGCGGAACCATAGATTTAGCTAACACTGCTGTTTCTACTGGAAGCTACACTAATGCTAACATTACTGTTGATGCTCAAGGTAGGCTAACCTCAGCGGCTAACGGTATTACTGGACCTGGTATTGCTAGAGTTGCTAACAACTATTACTTTGGATGGGGCGTGGCTCCAGGGACTGCTGGTACGCGTCTTGTTACAGCAAGTAGGGTCTACTATATATTGTTTAGCAATCCTGTATCCACCACATGGACTCGCATTGGTGTTCGTGTTGGTACAAGTGTTGCTAGTAGCCTTACACGTCTAGGTGTTTATGCGGTAGGAGACACAGGTCTTCCTACTACTCTCCTCCAAGACTTTGGTACCGTAAGTACCGCTTCAACTGGTGATAGAGAGCTGACAATTTCATACACAATGAACCCTGGAAGTTACTATCTTGCTTTAGTTTGTGACAGCGCAGTAACTTTTGCTGGACACTTAACTGATGCTGCTGCTGCTTCTTATGCCTTTGGAGCTTCATCTACAACGGTCTCGGCTGGTATAGCTTTGTGGTACGAAACAGGTAGTGGAAGTACTCTACCCAGTACTGCAAATACTACTTTAACAGCAGAAGATACATCTTTACGTAGACCAATGATTTGGCTGCGTAAGGTATAATTCGGACTGGAGGCACCTCAGAGTAGGACCTCCTTTTCTTTGGCTTAGGCCGGTTACGACCGATACCCTTTGCCATGACAGTCGGAGAGACGACACCAAAAATGACAACAAAATTCTAAGCGCTTAGAGAGAACTACATCGTAAACAACTCTCTCTTAAACTATTGTGGCTAACACTCTTGTAACTCCTGTAGGTCGGATTAATAATACTAGTTCGACCCCCCTTGCTCTTGGTACTGCTTATGATACCAAGTATGCAACTTATCTGAAACTGTTCTCTGGCGAGATGTTCAAAGCCTATGAAGGCGCGACTATCGCTAAGGGCACTGTGCAGAGCCGTACCCTGAAGAATGGTAAGGCTATGCAGTTCATCTTCACCGGCCGTATGGAGGCCGCTTATCACGAGCCCGGCACCCCGATCCTGGGTTCTGGTGATCCTCCGGTGGCTGAGAAGACCATCGTCTGTGACGACCTTCTCATCTCCAGTGCATTCGTATATGATCTGGATGAGACTCTTGCTCACTACTCCCTGCGTTCTGAGATCGCTAAGAAGATTGGTTATGCTCTCGCTGAGGCATATGATAAGAAGATCTTCCGTCAGATCGCTAAGGCTGCTCGTGAAGCTCACCCCATCACTGCCGCTCCTGGTCCTGAGCCCGGCGGTTCTGTGATCCAACTCGGTGCTAATAAAGAGTATGATGCTCAGGCACTGGTTGATGCCTTCTTCGAGGCTGCTTCTATTCTCGATGAGAAGAACCTGCCTAAGCAAGGTCGTACTGCTGTTCTCAGCCCTCGCCAGTACTATGCTCTGGTGTCTCAGGTTGATAGCAACATCCTTAACCGTGACTACGGCAACAGCCAAGGTAACCTGAACAGTGGTGAAGGTCTCTATGAGATCGCTGGTATCTCTATCAAGCGTTCCAACAACCTGCCCTTCCTGGCCGGTAACGTGTCTTCCGTCAACGGTGAGAACAACGACTACTCCGGTAACTTCAGCACCCACTGTGGTCTGATCTACTACAAGGATGCTGCTGGTGTTGTGGAAGCTATTGCTCCCTCCGTGCAGACCACCTCTGGTGATGTGTCGGTTATGTACCAGGGTGACCTGATCGTGGGTCGTCTGGCTATGGGCTGCGGTACCCTGAACCCCGCTGCTGCTATCGAGCTGCAGTCGGCTCGCTCCTGATAAAGGAGAAGTCTAATGGGATTCGCACTTGTTGACGGTGTAGGTGTCACTACTAGTGAAACTGCCTACATGCGTCCTCCTATTGAGCCTGGTCGTGAAGGTGGCACGGTTGTTACCGTAACCCGCCTTGGTGGTGGTACTGGCCAAGTGGCTGGTACTAAAGCTACCACTGATGACAACATCAACGGTACTGGCTGTACTCTTACCACTACTGTTACTGATGGCGTGGTAACTGGTCAGACTGTAGCTGCTGGTGGGGATGGCTATCGCGTTGGTGATGTGCTGTCGGTTGCTGGTACTACTGCTGCCACCTTCCGTGTTGACACTGTTTCTTATACCAACTGAGGTACTATCTAATGGCTAATCTTTCTACTGCTGCCGGTGGTAACGGTGTTGCTGGTAACGTTAACTTCGCTACTCGCACCGTAACTGGCGCATATGGTTCTACCTATGCTGACAATGGTAACCTGGCTGTCTCTGACAACCACGCTGTTCGTCGCTCTGTGGCACGTACTCACGGCACTGCAACCGCCTCTGGCGTGTTCTCGGAGACTCAATGCCTCCGCTTTGCTTACTCTGGTGTTGAGTCGGATTCTCCCGCTCTTGATGCTAGCCGTACTGCTGCTTAATTAGTATAAATGGGGATCCTTCGATGGCGACTAGCCGTCACCGGGGTCCCTTTTTTTTAATTCTTTTATAACATCATTGTTATGCCAACAACCAATAACGCTCAGGCTGAGCTACAAGCTGTTAATGAAATTCTGGCGTCTATTGGTCAGGCGCCTGTTACCACCATTGAGGCACAGACCATCACATACGAGGATGGCTCTACTGTCGAAGCTGTAATCAACCCGGAAGTTGCAATTGCATATGAGACTTTGCAACAAGTCTCTCGGGAGGTACAGGCAGAAGGTTGGACGTTTAACCGAGAGGTTGAATATCCCCTCACCCCAACTGCTAGCGGTTATCTAGAGATGACTGGTAGTATGTTACAAATTGACCTAAGTGATACTATTGATAATAACAACTATGACACTGTTATTAGGAATGGTAGATTATATGACAAGATTAACCACACTGATATATGGGATACCACTAAGACCTATGAGGTAGATGTGGTGTGGTATTACGACTTTGCTGATATTCCTCAGGTCTTTAGGGATTATATTACATCACGAGCAGCTACACGTTGTGCTATTCGTCTTGTTGGTGATGTTAACCTTACCCAGGCTCTTGCTTCATTTGAGACGTGGCGTAGGGCTAACTGTCTTGAGTATGAATGCAACGAAGGTGACTACACTATGTTTGGCTTCAAACAAGGTGATGGCTTCTACAACAGTTACAAACCATTCAAGGCACTTGCACGATGACAGCAATCTCTCAACGTATACCTAACTTCATTGGTGGTGTTTCCCAACAAGCTGATGAGAAGATGCTGTTGGGTCAAGTTAAAGATGCTGTGAACTGCTACCCTGACATTACCCTTGGTATGTTGAAGCGTCCTGGTGGTAAGTTTATTGGTAGACTTGCTAATCTAACAGCTAACACTGCTGATCAAACAGCCTGGTTCAGTATGTTTAGAGATAACCAAGAGAAGTACATTGCTAATATTACCTCTGCTGGTGTTATTAAAGTATGGAACCTGTTGACTGGTTTAGCTGGTACCGTAACCTACCCTGCTGGTAAACAGGTATCTATTGAAAATTATCTCACAGCTACTGACTATCGCAGCATCAAAACCCTTACTATTAACGACTTCACCTATATTGTTAACAGTGAGAAAGTAGTCACCGCTAAAGCTGCTCCATCGTGGAATGCTAAGCGACAAGCCACTATTGTTATTGCTGGTGTCGAGAACGATGCTACCTATACAGTTAAGATTGGTGCTTCTACTTTTACCTACACTTCTCCAGCACCTCCTGTAGCGCCTGCAACAGCACCTACTGCTACTATTGCTATTGTTGCAGCTGGCCTATCTGCTGCCATCACCAGTGGCTTTGCTACTAAGACAGTTATTGATAACACCATCTACCTTACCTTTAGCTCAGATACTGATGTGTCTGGTAATGCCGGTATTGATGGTAAAAGTATTCGTGTATTTCAGGACTCAGTAGATACATTTGCACGGTTACCTGAGCAAGCTAAGCATGATCAAGTTGTTAAAATCAATAACACTTCAGCTAACCAAGATGACTTCTACCTGAAGTTCATTGCTGATGATGGTAATAGTGGTAAAGGTTACTGGGAAGAGACAGTCGCACCTAACGTTAGCACTGGCCTAAATGAGGCTACAATGCCCATTGCATTGATCCGCACTAGTGTTAGTCCATTGACGTTTAGAGCCACCTTCCTGGACGGCTCAGAGACCATTAACAGTCTTCCTCTACTGTGGGAGCCACGGTTGGTTGGTGATAATGAATCCAACAGTCATCCATCCTTTGTAGATAACACTATCCAGGATATCTTTCTATTCAACAATAGGCTTGGATTCCTGACTGAAGATAATGTCTCCATGTCTCAAGCTGGAGATTACTATAACTTCTACCACAAGTCTGCTACTACGATCACTGCTGCTGATCCTATTGATCTTAGTTGTGCAAGTATTAAACCTGCTATTGTTCGTTCTGTTGTACCTACCACTCAAGGTCTACTCTTGTTTAGTGATAGTCAACAGTTTATGATGGAAGCTGAGAATGGTGCTTGGACACCTTCTAACTGCTCTATCAGTACTATTGCTAACTACGAATGTGATCGGTATATCAAACCGATAGACATAGGTTCTACTACCATGTATGTTAGTCGTAACCAAAGTTGGTCTAGAGTGTTTGAGATCTTCACTAGAGGTCAACGCGAAACACCTAGTGTGACTGAAACTACTAAGATTGTACCTGAGTGGATGCCTAATGGTATTACAGATACCGCTGGTAGCGCTCAGAATGGCCTCTGGGTGGCCTCTGGCCGTACGTCTAAGTACTTGTATATTCATAGGTTCTATGAGCAGGGTGAAGAGCGTCCTATGGCTGCCTGGGTGAAGTGGTTACTTCCCTCTAATGTCATCCATACAGCTATCCAAAATGATATCCTCTATGTACTCACTAGTGGTACAGAGGGTTATACACTGACTCAACATAAACTTGTCCTTGCACCTAGTACAGGTGGACTGATTAACATCCTTGGTAATGCAGTTGACCCATCTCTTGACTCATGGTGTGAAGTAACTGATGCAACGATGGTATCACCAGTACCACCTACTGCACCATCATACAACCAAGTCAACGATACAACGAAGGTATATCTACCAACCTACTTCAACACTACTAAGACAATCAGGTATGTGGTTGGTTTGAAGAAGGTACCACCTGTTGGTACTGAATCTGGCTATACCAATGTAGCTACTCTACTAACTGATGGTGGTGGTACATACTTCAATATCCCTGGTGATGCTAGCGGTAGTTACATCTATGTTGGTTATGAGTACAACATGGAGATCATCCTTCCTAGGTACTACTACAACATGGGTCAAGCTGGTGTTGACTTTACTGCTGTTACTACCACTTCTCGTATGGCATTCTATACAGGTCTTGGTGGTGACATCTATTTCAACCTAAAGGACCGCACTAGATCTGAGTGGTATAATGTTAACGGTTCCAAGATTGCTGATCTCTATACTGCTAATACATCTCCATTCAGTGATGTCTTTATTTACAAAGTCCCAATCTATCAAAGGCCAGACAACTATACAATGAAAGTAACATCAAATACTCCGTTCCCTGTTAGTCTTGTGTCTATGCAGTGGGAGGGACAATATGCACCTGGCTTCTATCGGAGGACCTGAGTATGGATCCAATTAGTGCAATCCTCGGGATTGGCAGTGCCGTCATGGGCGGCCTAGCTGGGCAAGCTGAGGCTGATGCTCAAAATGCTGCGATTGAAGCCCAGTATAAATACAGCACTCAAGCTTGGCGCTATGGTAAGCGTAGTACCATGGCTGACTGGCGTCATAGTACTAAACAGTGGCGGCTTAACAAAAAGAATGAAGAGACTCTAGCTGCTTTTAAAGATGCTACCAACCTGCAGGATTGGCAGTATAACCTAAAGATCCAAGACTTTGAGTACGCCTCTCAGATGAAGCAGTACGCTAAGTCTGAGCAGATCTACGGTCAGCAGCTTACCTTCAACCAAATGGCATCTGCTGTTGCTAAAGAAGCTGAGTACCGTAAGCTGGAAGACGCTATGAAAGAGATGGCATTCCAGAACCAGGATATTGTTATTAAAGCACTCCAATCAGAAGGTATCTCAGCTGTTAAAGGTCAACAAGGTAGAAGTGCAGAGAAGATGGAGCAAGCTGAGTTCGCTGCTCTTGGTCGTAACCAAGCAATCCTTGCTGAGTCTCTGTTAAGTGCTAAGGCTGATACAGAATCTGCTCTACGTAAGATTGCTAACGATAAGTTCGGTGCAGATCTTGCGGCAGAAGCTAACCGTATGCTACGTCCTGATCGTCTTCCTCAACCGCCTAAGCCTCTCACTACGCCACGTGCCAAGTATCTCAAGCCACGTAAACCTAAGGCATTTGACTTCGGTCCTAAACCAATTAAAGGTGCTATGGCATCATCTACTGGTTCATGGATGGGAGCAGCTAGTCAAGGTTTAAGTAGTATTGCTGGAGCTATTGGTAGTGGAAGTAAGTACAACTTTAATATCGGTAGTCCATCCAACACAAGTAATCTTGGATCTCTTGGATCCAGCAACTTTGCTAGAAATATGTCACTAGATTTTGGCATTAAGTAAATCCGCTAAGTATACATGGATCAAGTAAGTTACAGAGGGTACGCCCGGAGTATAGGTTTCGATCCTATTAAAGCACCTACGGAAGGTCTTGCTCGTATGCAAGAACGCGACAACCGTATCATACGTGGTATGGAGGAAAACCGTAGGGAAATTAAACAGGTACGAGACGAATATGGTGCTGGTCTAGAGCGTAAGCTCAGCATTGAAGCACGAGATCGTGATCAAAACTATCAGTGGGAGAAGAAGCTTGCTGAGCAACGTCAAGAAGCTATCAGTAAGAATGCTCAAACACTAATCCAAAGTGAGCTACAGCGTGGTAAGAATGCTGAAGCTGTCTTTGAAAGTCTTTCTAAATTCAGTACAACACTTACCGAAGGCCTTACTGAATACCGTAAGGCTAAAGAAGAGTCTGATATGATGGCTGGCTACATGGAAGTAGCTACAGGCGGTCTATCACCTCAACGTCAGCAAGCAGTAGCTGGCGCTGAATCACTACTTAAGCAAAGTGGTGAAGCCCAAGATCAAATTGCTGAAGGATTCCAGTCAAGAGGATTGGATCCTGTTGTTGTTACCAGTCTCCTAACTGGCAATAAGGCACGTGACTACGGTCGCCTTAAGGCACACATGGAGATCATTAGTGCTGAGTTTCCAGCCTATGCTCAATCCAAATTGGATGAGATGGGAGCTGTTACTGCAGCTGATCGTACTGCAGCTATGCAGAGCATCCTTGGTGACTTCCTAAAAGAGAATGGTGTATTTGGTCTGAGTGCCGACTTTATGGCACCTGCCCTTATGAAGATGAGGGGTACCTATAACTCATACATTGAAGCTGCTAGGAAGTCAGATGTAGTTAACAAGTCCTCCATGATGCGTGATGATTCCCTTAGTGGTATGTCACGTACTAAGACTGGAGAAAGCCTTGCTGAGGCATTTAGGACGACTGCACGTAGCTACAGGGAAGATGGTGTTACCCCTGTTGGCAATGCTGAAGCATTAGATATTATCTTCAAGGAACTAGCTGATACTACTCGTTACTCAGATGCTGATGTTGAGCGTATGCTCAAAGAAGCTCAGACAGATCAAGGTAGTTGGTATGACCGATTCCCTCGTCGTCTTGATGATCTGAGGAATGCTCGTATGAAGGATCAGGAAGCTGAATTCCAGCTTGTTGATGCTCAAGAGCGGCGTGAACTTAAGCGTCAAGAGGATCAGCTACTTGATTGGGTGAAGAACAACAATCCCAATGAAGAGACCCTCCAGGCTATTATCAAGGAATCCAAAACGAAAGGTATCTCTACTGATCGTCTTCAAGCTTACCTTGCCTTCACTACTGAGCAACAGAACGCTGACTTCTGGACTAACCAGTTCCGTGAACAGTATGAACAAGGTACTCTCACTGCGGATGATGTTGATCAACCTGGTGTACCTATTGAGGTACGAGAGACATGGCGTAACCGTGCTCAACAGTTAGATCAGCAACGATCTGACTCTGGTATCAAACAAGAGACCATTAAGGCAGAACTGACTGATGCACTGAAGCAGAACCTGATTGGTGACAGCACTAGTCGTAGTGCACACTATAGTTTGCGTGGTGCTTCTGACTATGCTCTCAAGTTGTACAACCAGAAGTTTAAACAGTACGCTAAAACGATGGAACCTGCTGTTGCTGCTAATAAAGCACGACTGGATGTTCTTACTGCTATTGAAACCAAGAAGGGTGCCTTTGCTGTTATTGGGTCATCTGAAGCTGCTACAGGTAAGACGCAAGCATTCTATGCTGCCTTCACACCTGGTAAGCATCCTGGTGCTCCAGCTACTATCAACGTTATTACAACGTCTGAGGTTATTAAGAAGGTACGTGCTAATAGCAATGTAGTTAACACTGAGGTACTAGCTAGTCCTGCTCTTCTCAAGGATATTGATAACCGCATTGCTAGCGGTAAGCCTATCTCTATCCCACAGATCTACACTGATTTGTCTCGGGCATTGCCTGGGATGACACCTACTCAAATCCTTAATGCTCAACTTAGGGCTGCAGGTCTTACTCAACAAGTACGTCCTGGCTTTAGGGATCAACTAAACCAGATCAATGATCCGGTACTGCGTCGTATCTTAGATCAACCTCTTACTCAAGATCGTCTTAACACTGCCATCATTGGTAGTGGTAATGCACCTGCTACTGTACGTACAGGCAACAGTGGTTTTGCTGATGTACAGGCACTTGGTTCTGCATCTGGCTTTAAGTTCCCTCAGGTGATGGCTGCTATGTGGGCACTAGAGAGTGGATGGGGTAAGTATACTAGTGGTAAGAATAACGTCTTTAACATTAAGGCACGCCCTGGTCAAGGTACTATGAAGAATGGTTCCTATTGGAGGGACTATGCTTCTCCCCTTGAATCTGCTAAGGACTTCATTAATCTCATGACTGACCCTAGATATGCACCTGGTCTCTCTAGGGCTAAGACACCACGACAAGCTATCGAGGCAATTGCAGCTGGTGGTTATGCTGGTGGTGAGGCTGCTTATCCTAGTAAGATCATTCGTGTTATGCAGCAGATGGGTGTCAATGTAGACCAACCCTATACGCCTGCTGCTACTCCTGCACGTAACCAAGCATTCATGCGTCCTACACTTGCTTACATCACAGATAACATTGGACCTACCTCTACTGGTCCTCACTTAGACGTTAAGCAACAGGACAACCCTAACACTCCTCAGAATGAATTCGCTAGGGAGTTCTCAGCTAAGGCTCTCGATCAATTCGTCATAGTAGAGGATCCTCAGTTTGGTCGTGTTCCTTTGAGTCGTATTCCTGTAACTGATACCTTTGCTGGTCACGTAGCACGTGGTTCACACGGTATTGACTACGGCACAGCTAAAGGTTCTAAAGTGTTCCTGCAAAACGGAGCACGTATTGTATCTAAATCTCGCACACAACATGGAGATAAGTTGGTTATTCAATTGCCGGATGGTCGGCGTTTCAGTTTTTTACATGGTAGAACTCTATGACTAGTACCCCTTATGTGGATGAAGAAGAACTGAAGCGTCTAGAAGCTGAAGCCCTTGCTGAAGAGCAGGCTTTACAACAGGCAGCTCCACAGACAATGTACAAGGAGGCTACACCAGCTGAGAACAAGGCAGCTGGTAATGTCCAACCTGTTAAGTCTCCCCAACAACAAGCAGTTCAACAGCTTACTGGTGGTGGTCAACAGCAACAACAACAACCACTTAATCGTGGCAGTGGCTTTCTCTATGGTAGTGGTGACCCTAACGCTACCTTAGGTCAAGACATTGGCACCTATGCTCAACGTACCCTTGAGGGTCTTGGCTCCGTTGGTATGGGCATCATTGACTTTGGTATGGATGCCATTGGTCGTATTCCTGGTGCTGAGTGGATTGATGATGCATGGGATGCTAAAACAAAGTATAAGAATCCTGCCTTCCAAAAGGTAAGGGAAGTATCTTCTATTCTTGTACCAGCTATTGGTGTTGGTGCTGCATCACGTGTAGGTACTGCTGGTATGGCTGGTAGTCCTGTTGCACGTGGTCTTTCTGCTCTTGGTATTAACGTTGCTGGTGATGTTGCTATCAACGCTATCAGTGACCAATCTGAAGGCGATACTGTATCGACGATTGTGAAAGAGGCTGCACCTTGGCTTCCTGTTCATGATGCTCTTGTGGTGAAGGACAGTGATCCGCCTGAGGTACGTCGACAGAAAAACATCTACGAATCAGCTGGTATCAGTATCGTTGGTGACATCATTGGTTACTCTGCTGCTGCAGGTCGTGGAGTAATGGATTGGTTCAAGCCTAATGACACAACGGCTAAGGAGTTCATGGCCTCCGAAATTCTTGTTAATGCTGATGCACCTACTGCTACTCGTTTGTCTGAGATTGATACAAAACGTATGGAGTTGCAACAGCAACTAGATCAGATAGCTGCTACTCCTGCTCTTGATCAAGAAACACTTAGGCAACAACTTGATATAATTGGTGAACTTGGTGCCCAAATTAAAGCCCTTGATAGCGAGTCTGGTAAGCTCATTCAACAATACACTAACACTGGTGCATCAGATCTCACTGAGAGCCCTCTAGAATCGTTTGTAGAGCGTCAACAGATCAGTAGGGATACACAGGTAGATGAAGTAGGTAAGGGACGCCTTATGGACGATCCTGAAGGGGCTGGTGGTGTTGATCCTACGATTACTCCTACCATGTTCCCTGAGGGTTCTACTGCTGCTCTTAGTATTCCTCCTGGTAATATCGCCCGTAACATGGCGGATACTACTGCTATCAAACTAGGCAATACTACTGGTACTCCTGCTCCTATCCTTTCTGAGCGTGCTTACCATGACCTCAGCAAAGGTAATACTGTGTCTCGTGGTATCATTGAAGATCTAGCTGAAGGTACTCGTGCTACTGGTAACTTTGATGCTATCGTTGATGGTTTCAGGTATACCAAGGCTCAGATGAGTGATCAGGCCTGGAAGATCTATAACGACATCATTGGTACTGATAAGGTATCTGACCTTAAAAAATTATTCCTTGATGCACGTGATGTAAAGCATTTGCTTGATGGACGGGCTATTAAGTACGTTAATGATATTCAAGCAGAAGCCATTGGTTATGCTATGCGTGACCTGACTGATCGGTATCTTGGTAAGGTTGTTACTGAGACCTCAGCTCGTGCTATGGATACCGTAGGACGTGAGGTGGCTGATATTGCTGAAGGTTATAAGGCATTCCCTGAGACTGCTGACCTTAGCCGTGTTACTGAGATGATCGGTGATCGATTAGCCTTCCTTATGGAAGAGTATGCTCTCAATAAGTACATCGCTGGTTGGGCACTTAAGAACCAAGATCGTTGGCAGAAGTTCCTTAAGGAATCACCTGATAAGGAAGGTGCTCTCAAACAGATCACTGAACAGTTTGACCTTAAGGTACAAGAGAAACATGCTCAGGCACAAGGCTATCGGGATATGATCCGTAGGATTGCTACTGAACGTCCTGAGGCTGCACAACCTTTGATTGATGCCTTCGCATTGTCTAAGGGTGATGTGGATACCCTTGATAAGCTGATGAAGTGGGCTGCTAAGCAAGTAAGCCCTATGGGTCTTATTTATAGCCCTGATGGAAACCTTAATGCCTTTGCACAAGGTGCATGGTCGGTACGTTACAACAACATGTTGTCCGGTATCTCTGCACTTAAAGCTATTACTGGTAACACAGTGTCCCTTACTCTTCGTACTAGTAATGCCTTCCTAGGTACTGGTATTGGTATGTTGATGGGTAAGAACACTCCAGAAGATCTCCGTAAAGCTACCTATGTCTATGGTTCCTGGTGGACTGTTAACAAGCGTGCTATGAGTGATGCTTGGGATACATTCAAGCGTACTTGGAATAATGGTAAGTGGGGTAATGATGCTAGTATGGACTTCCGAGAGCTTGCTCGTGAAGACCTTGTAACTGATTATAACCCGAACCTTTGGGACGCCCTTGCTGACATGGAAGCTGTGTGGGAGAAGGATGGTAACTGGGGTCAGTTGTTTCAGTATCGTTCCGCTAGGTTCCTGTATGACCTTGGTAACTGGCGCTGGTTTAAGTATGGTACTAATGCAATGATTAGTGCTGATGCTTATGTACAGACTACTGTAGCCTCTCAGATGGCTCGTTCTAGAGCTTGGGATGAGGTATTCAGCATTGGTTACAAAGGCAATGAACTTGCTCAGCAATTAGCTAAGGCAGAGAAGATTGCATATAGTGAATCCTTCGATGCTATGGGTAACTTGACTGATGCTGCTGCTAAAAACGCTGCAGGTGAGATTGCACTTAACTTGAGTGATGATGTTTCTGCCACTATTACTCGTGGTGTTAATAAACTTCCTTTACTCAAGGGATTCTTTGCATTCCCTAAGACAGGTGTCAATGGTGTGAAAACGGCTATGTCCTATACACCTATTGCTACCCTCCCAGGTATGAATAAGTACAGTAAGGTACTTATGGCAGGCGATGATATTGATAAGATCAAAGATGCCCTTATGGATCATAACATTGCCTATAATGCCGTTCCTAATGGTATGGCTATCTTTAAGGGTCTTGAAGCTGAGTATCGTGGTCGTATAGCTTTTAGTGCACTGCTCACTACCTCTATGATGGGCTATGCTTTGGGTGGTAACATCCGTGGCAATGGTCCTGTTAATGCAGGTGAACGCAAGAAGCTTCGCGATAACTTTAACTGGCAACCTAAAACCATTAACATTGCTGGTAAGTGGGTTAGCTATGCTGGTTATGAACCGCTTGATACTATCTTGACTCTTGTTGGTGACCTTGCTTACTACTCTCGTGATATCGGTTCTACTCTTACTGAGAACTTTAGGGATAAACTGATGTGGACACTATCGGCTACGTTTGTCAATAAGACATGGGTGGCTGGTCTTGAGCCTCTTGTAGCAATGGCTAATGTTGATGAAACGGCTATTAATCGTTACCTTGCTAATGAAGCACGTGCCTACATTCCTCAATCAGGTGCTCTCAGTGTTGTCTCTAATGCCATCACTAGTTCACAGAAGGATATTTATAATGATTTGATTGGTTACGTTAAGAATAAGGTGCCTGGCTTCTCCAGTCAACTACCCGAACAGATTGATATCTACACTGGTAAACCTCTTAATGACATTGACAATCCTGTACTACGTACTCTTAATGCTGTTAATCCAGTTAAGATCAGTGAAGGTACTGAGCCTTGGCGTCAGTGGTTGATTGATAGTGGTTGGGATGGTGTGCAGATGATTCGTAAGGACAGCACTGGTAACCACGAATACACACCACAGGAACGTGAAGTGCTTTATCGATACATCGGTGAGCAGCAACTGTGGAAACAATTCGACAAACTCAGCAAGAACAAGAAGTACAACGATCAACTGGATCGTATTCGTGCTATGCGTGTTCAAGGTCGCCCCTCTGAAGAGATTCAAGCCGCTCAAAGTGAAGTCTATTCAGTGATGAATGACATCATGTCTCAAGCTCAAAAGGCAGCTGAGCTTCGTATGCAGCAAGAAAATGAACCGATGTGGCGTTCTATTCAAGAATCCCTGACCAATAAGAACCTTATGAAGCAGGGTCGTATTGATGACGCTGCCAGGGCTGCTGATCGTCGTAAAGCAGAGATTGAACGACTAACCCAAATGTACCGATAACCTTAAATGGCAACTACACAAAATACATTCAATGGTAATGGGTCCAATTTGGGACCCTTTTCTTTTACCTTTAAGTGGCTTGAGTCTACTGATATCAAAGTGACTGTTGGTGGTGTACTGAAAACTGCTGGTACTCACTACAACCTACAAGGACTTAACTACACAACTAAGACTGGTGGTCAGGTCCTGTTTACTGCAGGTAACGCACCACCAGTTGGTACAGGTAATGTTCGTGTCTACCGTGACACTGATGATGACGTACTTTCTGCTACGTTCTCCTCTGGTTCTGCTATTCGAGCTAAGGATCTAAACGATAACTTTACTCAGAACCTATACGTTACACAAGAAGTCAACAACAACGCTGTTAACATTGATGGCTCCAACCCTATGGTTGGTGACTTGAATCTTGGTGGCTACAAAATTACTAATCTTGCTACTCCAGTCGCTGGTACAGATGCTGCTAATCGTAGTTTTGTAGAGGGTGTTTTCTCTTCAGAAGTTCCAGTCTTTTACCGTCGTTGGTCTAAGACTGCAGCTGGTGGCGAGACAAGTCTTAGTGGAAATGACGACAACGGCATTACTCTATCGTATGTACCTGGATCTGAAAAGGTATTTATTAATGGCGCTCTACAGGTTAGAGGTGTCGATTATTCAGGTACTACTGGAGCAACGCTTACTAGTATCCCTGCTTTGACTGCTGGTGATATTGTTGAAGTTCATAGTTCTTCTAGCTATACCGTAGGAACTGTTCCTGATGGCAGTGTTACCAACGCTAAGGTAGATGGTGGAGCAGCAATTCAATCCACTAAACTTGCATTCATTCAAAGTGGTTCCGGTGCAGCCACACGGACAGTAGCAGCGAAGCTTGCTGATGTTGTCAGCGTTAAGGACTTCGGTGCAGTCGGTGATGGTGTGACGGATGATACGGCTGAGTTTAACCTTGCTGCTGCTACAGGTAAAACAGTACACGTCCCAGCTGGCAACTATTTGATCACCGCACCAACAGCTGTGGCTAGCTGGGTGCTAGATGATGGAGCCTACATTTCTGGTCTTCCTGACATCGACCCTGGTCCCGGCGGCGGTGCTCTAAACGATACCAGCAGGCTGACAGGTAGAATTCTGAATTTAACAAACATCCCTGGTTACACAGGTATCCGTGTAGGAGCAAGTGAGCCTTGGATGGAGAAAGTCCGTGACTACACGGAGTCAATCGCAGAGGTTTCGGTAACCAGCGCCACGGGTCAGATTGCACTGCTAGGAGCCTCTAGAACGGGTGACAATACAGCCGCTAACTTTGCTGGCATTGGCATTGCAGGGTACGGAATCAACACAAATGTCACCAACCCTGAACCGTCTTGGGCGGCATATCTTGAGAGCCGCAGGGAATCAGGAACTGGACCGGCGCTTGGTGCTGAGATTGACATTTATAGTGCAACTTCCCCGTACTCCCTGGATCCATACCAGAGTTTTACGTCGTCTACTGGTCATGCCGTAAACCTTTGGCTCACATCTGGTGGAGGCGGAACACCAGCAGGATTAGATATTTCTGCAGGCATTGTTTTCCATCCAAATCCTGCAAAGTTCTATCGAGGAATTGTCTTTCGATCTGGAGCACTTGATCCTACATTTAACGAGGCAGTTTCGTTGCCGAGTGGTGCAAATATCGGCTGGTATTCAGGTGCGGCTACTCGTACTTCGTTCTTGAATGATAAAGAGTTGAGGCTTGAATACAGTTCTGACTCTCTGAACCCAATCTTCAACTTTGTCAGAAAGCGCACTTCTGCTGGGGCATCTCAGAACCTTGATACTATTCATATTTCGTACTTCAAGGGGTGGACCGGCTCAGCCGAATACACTGCTGGATTTACAAAATTTCTGCAGCGAGGCGACTTCTCTGGTGGTAACGCACGCTTTAGCTACGATATTCAAACAAAGAACTCTGATGGTTCAGACTGCCAAGTAACACTTAACGGGCAAGGAAATAACACATTTGCTCCTGGCTCCGACAATACTGTGTCACTAGGTACTGGAGGTCAGAGGTGGTCCGTCGTCTACGCAGGTACTGGCACGATTAACACGTCAGACGAGCGAGAAAAGCAAGACATTGAAGCCTTAAGTGATGCCGAGTGTCGCGTCGCTGCAGCGCTTAAGGGTCTAATCAAGAGGTTCCGCTTCAAAGACGCTGTTCAAACAAAAGGTGATGATGCTCGCATCCACGTTGGTGTTATCGCTCAGGATGTGATTGCTGCCTTCCAAGCTGAAGGTCTCGATCCTATGCGTTATGGCATTGTCTGTTACGACCAGTGGGACGCTACCGACAATGCACCGGCAGGTGACCGCTATGGCGTCCGATACGAAGAACTGCTTGCATTTATCATTGCAGCCCTATGACAAAAACACGTGATAACAAACCATGATCACCATCCTCGGCATCAAAGTGTCCTATGAGACGCTTGCTTTTTTCATCCTTTTCATTTCTTCTGAATACCTCGGTATGACTAAGAAGCGGCGCTCTAACAGCGTTACTCAAGCCATTACTATGGCTGCTGCTTATTTCAGCAAAACACGTACTGAAGATGACACAGTACGTCGTATCCGTCGAACCTTTAGAGGAAAGTAATTATCATGGTATTACTGCAAGTTAAGCAGTACTACCCCCAAACAGATAGTGCAACAGGTCATGGAGATCGGATGTGCTTTAGCTCTACATGTGCTATGGCCGTCAAGTATCTCCTGCCTAATGCGCTGAAGGGTAGTAATGCAGATGATGACTACCTCCGTACAGTCCTTAAGTACGGTGACACAACTTCCTCTACAAGTCAAATAAAAGCCTGTCAGCAATATGGTGTATTTGCTACCTTCTACCAAAAGGGTACAAGACAGGATCTACTTAATGAACTTAAGGCTGGTTACCCAGTGGCTACAGGTATCCTCCATAAGGGACATGTTTCCAATCCTATTGGTGGTGGTCACTGGATGCTTCTCATTGGTGATGAAGGAGAGCATGGTGTCTTCCATGATCCATACGGTGAGATGGATAACGTCAACGGTGGTTATGTCACTATTGGTAGTGGAGGACAAAGTGTCAAGTACTCTTGGAAGAACTGGCTACCTCGTTGGGAAGTAGAAGGTCAAGGTACTGGCTGGTTTATGACCTTCCGACCTACCGCTACACCACAACCCTTAGCTCCCGTAGAAAACACCTGGAAGGGGGTTAAAGCTGCTGCTGAGCGTGCAGGGGCTAAGTTCCCGCAAGTTGTAGCGGCTCAGTGGGCATTGGAGAGCGGCTATGGCAAGCATACCTCTGGTAAGAACAACTTCTTTGGCCTTAAAGGCTCTGGTACCGACCACGAAACCAAGGAGTTTCTCAATGGCCAATGGGTTACTATTAGAGCTGGGTTCATCGATTTCCCTGACTTGCAATCCTGTGTGTCGTACTTGGTGCAACGCTGGTACAAAGACTACAAGAACTATAAGGGAGTCAATCGAGCATCTTCTGCGGAAGAGTGCTGCAGACTTCTAGTTCAAGAGCGATACGCCACCGATCCTCAATACGCCGAAAAACTAATCCGACTAATGAGGGACAATGCCTAGCACTACTTACAATATCACACCTGGTATGTTCTCACGAGAACTACCTGTAACAACTCAAGCACATTTCAAAAGCTCTACAGCTGGTACTAACTCTACGTTAATTAGAGGTAGTGCTGGTTCCGTCTTTAATATCATCGTACACAACACTCATGGTGGTGGAGGAGGTGGTAGTGCTATAACACTCAGGTTCTACGACAAAACTACAACTCCTGTTGTAGGTACAGATGTGCCTATGATCATCATTCATATAGGATCTGGTACCTCTAAAGAGCTTAACTTTACTAGTGGCATTACCTTTAAGAATGGTATAGCTTATTCTATTACGGCTGGTGATACCTTGATGGATGCAACTGCTGTCGATGCTGATGGAGTTCAATTATACATCGGGTACATCTAATGATTGAAACTGCTATTGCTGGAGCTATTTCTCTAGTCATTGGTATTAGTGGTGGTGTACTTGCTGTTAGTTCTAAATCTAATTCACGTATGGATGACATCGATAAACGTATTGACTCCATTGAACTAAGATTTACCGAAAAGTACGTACCACGTCAAGAACTAGCCACTGCCTTACAAAAGATGGAGGATCACATGATCCGCATCGAGAATAAACTAGATCAGATTGTACTGAGAAATGGCTAACAAGAAAGCAACGGAAGACATGTTCAATGAACTCCATAACATGGTTACTCAAGAGCTACTGAACCGAATCAAGAGTGGTGAAGCCTCCACTGCTGATCTAAAGGCAGCTTGTGATTGGCTATCCAAGAACGATATCAGTGGTGTCGCCTATGATGGCAACCCTCTTGATAAACTTGCCACCATTATGCCTAAGGTAGATCCTGAACTTATCCAAAAGAGGTTATATGGCAAGTCGTACGTCTAACTATTACAAGAATAACCCTAAAGCTAAGGCTAAGCGTCTTAAGCAACAAGCTGAATACAACAAAACAAAAGAGGGTCTCAAGATCCGTACTAATGCCAATAAGCTAAACCGTAAGCTGGGTACTTATGGTAATGGTGATGGTATGGATGCTTCCCATACAGGTCCCAATAAAGGCAAGTTAGAGTCCCCTAAAGCTAACCGTACCCGCCCACGTAAGGGCAAGAAGTATGGCTGATCCATTAAAGATTAAACCGTCTCCGCAGATTGCACGTACCATCAAACTCCTTACTGACGGTACTATGTCTAAGTGGAGTAATGGTCGTATTCCTAAATTAACAAGGGAACAAGCCATTGGGTTTACTGCTAATTTAATACAAGAGACTGGCTCTGCTGACCTTAGCAACCTTGATGTAGTTGAACAAGGTAGCGCTAAGGGACGAGGTATTGGGCAGTTTACTGGTGCAAGGCGACAAGCTTATGATCAATGGGCTAGTCGTTATCCCAATAGGAATAACCCTGATGCTCAACTGCAATACGTTGCTAAAGAATATCGTGGTGACTTTGACCCTAATGGTAATTCACTTGTAGGGTATACGAGATCCTTTGAGCAAACTCCTAAGGGAATCTCCCCTCAAGATGCTGCTTTGTACTTTAGTCGTACATACTTTAGACCTGGTGAGCCTCACAATGAACGTAGGGTTGACTACGCTAGACAGTTAGACCAGGCTTACCCTATTGCTGCACCCAAACCTAAACCGATGCCTAAGCCACAGACTGCCTTAAAGAAACAGTCTCCACTAAAGATTTTCGGCATTACCCTTCCATTCCAGTAATGTGACACCGCTATTTCCTAGTCCTGATCACTACCTCCACAACCTAATAACGATGACAAGCTCTGAAGCAAAAAGGCTACACCGTCGTGCAATTAAGGAATACTTTAATTGTCAATGCGTCTACTGCGGAGAAACTTATGAACTACATGAACTTACACTTGACCACGTTCGCCCTAAGTGTCTTGGTGGCGAAGACCTTACTTCAAATTTGGTACCCAGCTGTAGGAAATGCAATCAGGCTAAAGGAAGTAGCAATTGGCTACAATGGATGAGGGACACATTTGGTCCTACCAATAGGGAAACATTAATTCTATCACACATTCGTTAATTATGGACAAAAAGAAAACACTTAAAGAGATGCGAGAAGAGATCAAGCAAATGGTCGAGGCATCTCAGCGTCGTCAAAAGGGACAAAAAGTAACGTCTGAAGACATTAAGACTAACCCTATTGGTACACGTGCTAAGTCAGTTAAAGCGGAGAACTTCCGTACTGATGTTGATACTGGAATGAAAGCTCAAAAGGCTAAGGACTATAGCAAAAAGAAAACCTCTGGTACCTACATGGACGCTAATGACAAGCCTAATCCTCCAAAGGCTAAAAGGGACGATAAGCCTCGTCAACGTCCTGGTGCTGGCCGTGAAGCAATGATGGCTAAGATGGAAGAGGAGCGTAAGCGTCGTATGCGTGGTGAGTCTTCTGTTGTTGGGAGCTGATTGATGGCTCCACAGCGCAGAAATAAACGGTTAAATGTTCCTGGTAGTAGGACTCCAGCAACTTACGATCTTAAAAATCAGGAACACTTTAACGAATTTAAGCGAGAAGGGTTTATTCCCGATAAGTACGATAACTACGCTGAACTACAGGACGACTTCCTATCGCGTGTGTACGAAGGAATGTCTGACGTTGATGCTGCTAAAGCTCTCAAGATAAATTATCAAAATGTTATTGGTAAGGGATTTTTAGCGGCTGAACTTAGCTCAAAAGGCATTCCAAGAGGTATCAATGTAAGGGCTCTTAGGGAAGATATCAAACCAGATGAACGAGATTACCTTATTGAAAGGTTTGGTAAGGATTGGTTTGATGCTTACCAACGTTACCGTAAACTGGAATGGGGTGATGCTAAAGTCCTTAAAAAGGACAAAGAACTTATTGAGCAATTTAGTGGTAGACCTGTTGAAGAGTTCACATCCGCTAAACAAGAAGCTGATATACTACGTGATCGCCTAGTTGCTGCTTTTGGTAAAGGTGGTAGAGGTGGTCAGGTACATAGGGGGCATGGTGTTTCAGCCATGGAAGGTGCTAGTGTTGGTAAGGCTAACTTAGTTGGTGAGTGGGGTCCACTTAATGTAGGCCATAGTTCGGACCCTAGGTACGGTTATGACTACATACCCCCTTCTGAGCAAAAGTACTTAACTGATAAATTTGGTGAAAAGGGATTTGATGTCTATCGCAGAGCGCAAACAGGTGTTCTAAGATCATTGAATATGTCTGCTAATGACTTGCAGAATTACTATGACGATCTACTAGCACGAGAAGGTTTAAATATTAACCCACGTAGGTATGCTGGTAACTACCTTGCTGCTGATGAAGCATTACGGGAGTTAAAGCAAGGTACATCTATTGGTAATCCACAAGTAACTGTTCCTGTAGAACCTACTAACGTTGATCCTAGGTCTATTGAATGGCGTGATCGTAGGATGTTTGAAATTGAACAGCAGTTAACAGCTGACTACGAACGTAGTGGCATGGCGCCCGGTGAAGCGGCACTTAAAGCTCGCCAACGTGTAGAAGAAGCTGCTCTAAAGCAGTCTACATTGTTTGATGTTACTCAATCTCGTGGTGGCCCCGTCACAACTGTACAACAAGCTGCTCCTAAACCTAGGCAAATCGGTACTGCTGTTGGCGAACAACAATTCGACCCGTTTGGTAGACCAAAGCTAGATAGAAGTGGAGAACCTAAATTTGAAACAAGGCCAGTTTATGCCCCACCTAGTGGAGCTGTACTGGTACCAACTCGCCCATCACCAGGTCAGATAGCTGCATCTATTGCAACTAGGGAACCACTTCCTACCCCTAAACCTGCACCTCCTACACAAATTCGCACTGAAGCTGAACTTGATCGTATTTTTGCAAACACTGTAAGGCCGCCTAAAATTGCACCGATTTCTGGTAACTTTGTACCTAAAGGTTCGGTTAATATAACACCTACTGCTAGAGAAAGAGCTTTGGCTGCTGAAAGAGCTAATGCAGGTAAGACTAAAGCTATGTCGCGTAGTTCAGGTCCTCCACCGGCAGCTCCTAGGGTAATTCCTAGTAGTGTAAATAAGCCAGCAGCACAACCAGTGTCACAACCTAAAGTTGGTCAATCTGCTATCCTTAATGGACAAGCTGTTATGTGGAATGGTGGTAGTTGGGTTAAAATTCCAACTCCTAAAGCTATGAAACCAACGGCTAAACCAACTAAGCCTGTTCGTGTGATTCCTGCTAGAACTAAACCCAGTAGAACGCAGGAAAGCCTACGTAATCAAGGTAGCGCTAGTATGCAAATACGTCGTATGCAAAATGCAACTCAAGATGCTCTACCGATATTCCCTGGAATGGGTCTTCCATCCAATTCCCTGATTCAAGGCATTTAACTAAACCCCCACCATTGGTACCTAGGAGCCTCTACAAGGGGCCTCTAGGTGCCTTTACGTATATTCTACCATATGGACACTTTAACGGCCCTTAGAAGCGATTTTAAGTTATTCCTCCAAGCATTATGGGGACAACTAGATTTACCATCACCAACACGTGCTCAGTACGCAATTGCTGATTACCTACAACACGGTCCTAAGCGACTACAGATCCAAGCATTCCGAGGAGTTGGTAAAAGCTGGATCACTGGTGCCTTTGTGCTGTGGACACTCTTCAACAACGCTGAGAAGAAGATCATGATCATTTCAGCTTCTAAGGAGCGTGCTGATAACATGTCTATCTTCCTGCAGAAGCTAATCATCGAGACACCTTGGCTATCACATTTGAGACCAAAGAGTGATGAGGCTAGGTGGAGTCGTATTAGCTTTGATGTTAACTGTAGTCCTCACCAAGCACCATCCGTTAAGTCGGTAGGTATCACAGGTCAGTTGACTGGTTCACGTGCTGACCTAATGATTCTTGATGACGTGGAGGTACCAGGTAATAGCATGACTGAAATGATGCGAGAGAAGCTATTGCAGTTATGTACTGAAGCTGAGTCCATTCTTACACCAAAGAAGGATAGTCGCATCATGTACCTTGGTACGCCACAGACTACTTTTACCATCTACCGTAAACTAGCTGAGCGTAACTATCGTCCATTTGTGTGGCCATCACGTTACCCACGCAAGGACAAACTCTCTCAATATGAAAGTCTCCTAGCTCCCCAAATCCTAGAAGATATAGACAATGGTGTTGAGGAATGGACACCTACTGACCCTGATCGTTTCACTGATGAAGATCTAGTAGAACGTGAAGCTGCTATGGGTCGTAGTAATTTCATGCTACAGTTCCAACTAGACACAGCCCTTAGTGATGCTGAAAAGTTCCCACTTAAGTTTTCTGACCTAGTTGTAACAAGCGTTAACCCAACACAGGCACCTGATGCTGTTGTGTGGTGCAGTGACCCTCGTAATGTTCTCAAGGATCTGCCTACGGTTGGCCTACCAGGTGATTACTTCTATTCCCCGATGCAACTCCAAGGAGACTGGAGTAACTACACCGAAACAATCTGCTCGGTAGACCCATCAGGTAGGGGTAGTGATGAAACAGCAGCTACATACATAAGTCAAAAGAATGGGTTTCTCTACGTTCACGAGGTACGAGCTTATCGCGACGGCTATAGCGACAATACACTTCTTGACATCTTGCGTGGGTGTAAGCGGTACAATGTTACTAAACTACTCATCGAAACAAACTTCGGAGATGGTATCGTCGCAGAACTGTTTAAGAAGCACCTCCAACAAACTAAACAAGCAATAGACGTAGAGGAAGTACGTGCTAATGTTCGTAAAGAAGACAGGATCATTGATGCTTTAGAACCTGTCATGAATCAACACCGACTCATTGTTGATAGGTCTGTGGTGGAGTGGGACTATTCTTCCAATAAGGACGCAGCACCTGAGGAACGTCTTCTCTATATGCTATTCTACCAGATGAGTAGAATGTGTCGTGAGAAGGGAGCTGTTAAACATGACGACAGATTAGACTCACTAGCACAAGGTGTTAAGTACTTCACAGATGCTATGTCTATTAGCGCCTATGAGGCTGTTAAGATGCGTAAGCAGGAGGAGTGGAATGACATCCTAGAGACCTTTATTGATGACCCAGTAGCTGCTACAAATCACCTTGTGATGGGTATGAATTTAGAGCAAAGACGTAAGGCTAGAGGTAAAACAAAGAGTTCAGTCCCCACCTGGGTTTAGGCAGATCCCACCCGTAAAGCGGAGCGCCGAAGGGTGGATCGGATCTCCGTGAAGGGAGGAAGACATGTCTCTAACAAGACACATCTTCCTCTTTATTAATGTCCCTGGGGAAGGACATTCTGTAAGTACTACCTCCAAAGACACAAACTTCCACTAACTAATACTGAATCTTGGAGTACTGATTCTCCCCAATCCTTCTGAATCCTGTCACTACTTATTCTACTGTATACGTTATGAGTAGAACATATCGTAAGCAACCCTTACGTAATCAATTCCGTCATCCTCGAACCTTTAACGAACGTAAACAAGTATTAGTATCTAACGATTACTACGATACTCAATATCGGGTAAGTACTCGTAATCGTTATATCCCTACAGCATGGGATGATATCACTGCCACCTCTATCTACCAAAACGATCACAAGTCCCAATGACTACCCACCAAGTCAAACTAGTCCACATCACCCCTAACGCTGAAGAGCTTATCTCTTATATGGCTCGTGTTAGCAACCCTTCTAACCAATCAAACACTGAGACCTCTCAACGACTCATTAGGTATCTAATCGAGCATCAACATTGGTCTCCATTTGAAATGGTTAACATGTGTGTAGAGATTAACACTACTAGAAGTATAGCTGCACAGATCCTTAGGCATAGGTCCTTTAGCTTCCAGGAGTTTAGTCAACGGTATGCAAAAGTAACAGCAGATCCTATCATGCCTGAACTGCGTCTTCAAGATCATACAAATAGACAGTCATCGTTGATAGATACAGAAGGTAAGTTGACTGACTACTTTAGTGCTGCTATTGAAAATATCTTTGCTAATAGCCAAGCAGTCTATGAAGAGATGATAGCAGCTGGGGTAGCTAAAGAATGTGCTAGGGAAGTACTACCACTAGCTACACCGACTCGACTGTACATGAATGGTACAATTAGGTCCTGGATTCATTACTGTCAACTACGGTGCGGTAATGGGACACAGCTGGAGCATAGGATCATCGCAGAAGGGGTCTATAAGCTCCTACAAGAGCATCTTCCTAGTGTGTGTGCAGCTTTAGGCGTTTGACTGTTTAGAGGGGCGTTGTAGGGCGTTCTAGGGGTTCCTTAATTTTTAGCATAAATTTAACAAGCCTTATATCGCCAGATGGCCCCGCAATTCCCCCCAGTACCCCTACCTTACACTTAGGGACGCACACCAGAGTTATCGAGTGCTGTTTGATTGTTTCTCATCAGGACGGAGCTATTGAGAATACCAGTGGCAAGGAGTTGCGATCAAGGACGCCCAGCGTATGTGTAGTAGTAGCACTGTCATCATCTATAGTTACGCCTTATTGAGAATGAATTGCAATAAGCACTGAGTTAGTTGAGTACAGTGATAAGGTATTATTATCAATTAGCGCTGTATGATAAGATGTAGGTATAGGTAGATATCAAGTGATCTGTATGGCCAGCCTATAACAGTTAGACAGCAGCGCTATAACGCTCTCAGCCACGCCTAGGAGCCGCTATAAGGCCCCTTCAACAGTTAATAGGTACACTGAGCCCTGTAGTACTGTAGAGGCACCTTACAGGCGATTGTTAACAAGCGGTGCTGAGTGGTTCAAATTTCACACTCATGCTTTTTGTTACTTATTAAACAGCACTGTTTTACTTCTGTACACCCAATATCGGTACGGTTCGGATCGATAAGGAACGCTGATAGGGTCAATTAGGGCGCTACACGGATCCACTGGGTTCTTGGGATTGACACAACGGCCTAGGGGCTGGTATGTTAGATGAGTCGGTGGGGGGAGCGGCAGTCGCCACCACCAGCACCTTGATAATAGAATAGTTGTGGTTCGTCACAAGACGGAACTAGCGGAGCGAGCGATCCCGCGAGTAGTTATAGGTAGCAACTCTACCTGACTACACGAACCCGTATCTTATGTTATGTGCAGAGCCACATGCACATTAAACATTAGATCATGGCACCTGTAAACACTATTATGGAGGTATGCTTATGCCTACTTACACATTCGATGACCTACGTGCTGCTGTGCAAGACTGCACCAGCTATGACTTAGTTCAACGCATGGGTGATGACTACGAGGAGTATGTATTAATCGATCCTCATGGATATATGGATGGTGATCCGTTCTACGAGTTGGAAGATGTAGAAGCTTTCATTCGTGCTAATGATGACATCGATGCTTACCTTTACGGACTGACTAAATGACTTATTACATTGCACGTGTTGATGAGTATGGGCATTGGGTTATCCTTGATCCATTCGATTCATACAGTGATGCTGAGATGGTATTTGATAGCTACTGTGACATGTACCCACATGCTTATGTAGATATCATCAGCTCCACTAACTAGTTCAAATCATTCACAATCACGCGGCCTAACATGACTACCACCACTGTTTCTACCTTTATGCTCAAGGGTTCTTCATTGTTGTCACACAATGCTGAGTATATGGAATTGATCAATCGCGGGGAGTCGACACGCACTGATATGATCAAGGACGCAGGCTATGTGTACGACAACGGTAAGGCTATGTACACTGACTACTACACTGAGCTGCTCAACGCACGAGGTGTAGTACCTACCACCGATACTGATACTATGGAACAAGAGTACGATGACCTCAGCAATGAGGACAAGGATCTCTATGATGCTATCACTGACAAGCTTGGTGAGAAGTGGACTCATGAGGAGACTATTGAGTTCATGGAGGAGCTTAATGACATCGGTATCACTACTGCTAGTGAGTTCGAGGATGCTTATGAGTACACACATGATAGCTACTCATCGTATGCTGAGAAAGAGTTCGCTGAGTACTGGTGTGTCGAAGTTATGAATGCACAGATACCTGACTGTGTGTATGCTGCTGTAGATTGGCAGAGTGTATGGGATCATGATTTGCGTTATGACTTCCACTCCATTGAGACTGTCAACGGTACTTTCTTCTTTCGTAACAACTGATGGCAACTATCCACAACACCGCTGTTAAGGTTGATGTCTATCCTGATGAGTTCAAACCCATCATGAAGGCAATCAAGTATGCTCTAATATGTGATGACTCACGCAAGGTTCTTACTGGTGATGAGTGGGCTGCTCTTAATGAGTGGCTTGATTACTTCTCTGATGTTGCACTTAACGAAGCTGTATGAAAGTAAACAAACAACGAGTACTAGAGCAGTGCATAGAGGATGGTATTAAACATGCTCTTGCCTGTCGTAAGGAGGAGTATGATGACACCAGCTTGATGGAGCACATATCCGAGTACATCTGGATTTCCATTGACTACTACTTTAACTTCGAGGAAGACTGATGGCTAAGGCTCTTACGCAAGATCAAATCAAGATGCGTCTTGAGATGATTGACTTTGTTGCTCAAGGTGTACGCACTCAAGCTGATGCTGGGTATTATGATGCTGAACAGGTATCATACATGACTCAACAACTTGAGCGTGTTGCTAAGTTTCTCTGTGTTCGTAACTAATTATGTACACCACCTATAAAGGTCTGCGAGAGTATGAGGTCACACTCACAAACGGTGTTTGGTACCTTCTAGCTCGTGATGTTGAGTCAGCTGCATTTGCTGCACTCGACCTCGCTAAACAATCCATGCAAGAACTACTTAATGTCAAACAAACGGATGAATGGTAAAATGGCTAAGCGCAAAGACTTCCCCAACAACTGGCAAGAGTACAAAGACGCTGATGATGACATGTTTGTTCCTCATACGTTTGAGGAGCTGATGTCGTGGAAGGTTGCAGGATGGGAACTTCCTGGTTCTGTATGCTGCATCATCCGCACCTCCGACCTCAACACAAAGAAGGTCAAAGAGTATGTC